AGCATCTTGGCTATCTGGGCATCTGAGGCCGTCCAAAGCGGTTTAATCAGGTCTCCCTGAGTGCGGATCATCCCAACCGACAGGGCTAGGTGTTCTATATCGTCACGGGTCATTTTTTTTGCCTTATCTGAGCTGCTAGTTCAAGACCAACCTCCCGGTAGTCCCGGTCGTAATCCTCGACCTCGGCCTCAATCTCACGGGCGCAAGCCTCGCGGGTCTGGGCCTCAACGAGGTTTGATAGAGCCATCAAAAACTCGTCAGGACTCAAGCCCTGCGGGACTTTTGCGATTAAATTGCCTACGTTTTCTGTATCCATGTCTGAAATACTAGGGCTTTTAGAAACTGTTTGCAAGTCCTTATCGACCAAAGACCGACCAACTAGCAAAAACAGGTTTTTGCCAGACTTACATGGAGATGTATCCCGTAACAACGGTACTCTAGGTAGCCATGCCCACTACTAGACGGATATAGCGGGTGTCGACCCCGGCTCCGTGGCTACTTATTCCACGGCCTCTATCCCATCCCCGCCTTCTACTTTGCTGGCGTTTCGCGCAGTCGGAAATGGAAAAACCCTTTAGTGGAGACTTGGGCTTGACAGGCCAGCATCGGGCACGAACCAAACGATGACTACAAGCCCCCACTAAAGGGTTCTGGGTACTACGTTCGTGCCAAACGCCGGGGTGTCACTTCCGACGCATGAATTGTAACGGTTTCCAATAACGTCCAAGTTAGATTAACCCCACACTTTGTAGGGAAATATAAAAATAATTGAAAAAGGTGTTGACATGGGTAATAAACAGTTTACTATTCATATCACGGTCACTTGATCGTAACTAACCGGAGAGAATAATGGAACAGAAAACAACTTTGACACACAACGAAATTTGGTCTTTGATTGACAAGCTGATGGGCGCTGCTGGCAAACTAAGCGATGTGCAAGAGTTTGGTTGCACCCAGTTTGTTAGCGAGCAAATGAACGCGGCTAAGCGAGACATCTTTAACGTCATCCGCACTTTAGATCCACGCAAATAATTAACGGGGCTTCGGCCCCCACCTTCGGAGAGAATAAATGACAACATCACAAACTTGGTCAATATATCGGGATGATCCTGTTGACCATGTCCTCAGAGTAACAACCCCCCAAGGCTATTACCACCAATGCGTTCATTGCAAGGGTCGCATCTTTACGTCTGACCATGACTGCCTTGAGCGTTTTATCAACGACCACCAAGACTGTGAGGCAACGAAATGACTGACGCAGAACACCATCAGCAAGAACTTGAGCAACAAGAGCAAGAGGAAAAGATAACGATCCAGCACCTAGACCTGATTGCTTACAAGTGTCTTGGTGTAGCCCAAGCAGTTCGTGACCTGAGTTTTATGCGTGACCCGGAGTCGTTTGAGAAGTCTAGAGCCCGCTTAATCGAGCTGGCAACTGAGTTTGATAATCTAAGGAGAAAATACGATGAGCAAAGCACCAAGCACTAAGATTGACAAGGTAGCGCACCACTTAGTTACCAAGAAAAAAATTACAAGCTGGGAGGCGATTCAGTTGTACCGCGCTACACGCCTAGCCGACATTATTTTTAACTTGCGTAATGAAGGCTGGTTGATCAACACGATTATGATTCAGAGAGACAAGACCCGTTACGCAGAATATATTTTGATCAAGGCGGGAACCAAATGACTAAAGACCAGATTGGTGATTTAATAGGTGGCGCTCTACTTGCGCTAGTAGCAATAATGGCAATGTTTATCTAAGGAGAATAACTTGAATACAGGCATAGTAAATATCAGAGGTAAAGAGTATCAGACAGTAGCTTTGCGGGTTCAGAAGTTCCGCGAGGCTCACCCGGAGTGGGAACTATCTACCGAGATCATCAAGGCAGACGATACCGTGGTGATCATGCAAGCTCGGATCTACACAGATTTGGGCAAGTGCATCGCTACGGGCCACGCAGAGGAGTTCAGAGCGTCTAGCCAGATCAACTCAACATCCGCTTTAGAGAACGCTGAGACCAGCGCCATCGGTCGGTGTCTAGCTGCGGCTGGTTGGGGTGGTACTGAGTTCGGCTCTGCTAATGAGGTTCAGAACGCTATACACCAGCAAGCCACGCCTAAAAAACGTGAGAGCAAGAGTAAAGAGGAACTGCTCAAGATAATCAATGAGGCATCGAGCCCTGAGATCCTCTCGGTCTTTTGGAAAGCTCTGAGCCCAGAGGAACGTGAGCTGGTCAGGACTGAGGCCGCGCACAAGGGCGCAAAACTCAAAGAGTCCAAAGGTGTTTTGAAAATAGGGGAGCCAAGAGATGCGTGAGGCCAACCCATTCCAGCTTGATGGGAACTGGTGGAACGACCGGCTGGGCAAGCTCACGGCCTCGCGTATGGCGGCGGCTATGAACTTCCTGAAGTCTGGCAAGGAGTCCACCGAGCGCGAGAACCTACGGTATGAGATTGTCGCGGAACGGATCACCAATACCTTTGCGGATAAGTACACCACCTCTGATATGCAATGGGGGGTAGAACAAGAAGCTGCCGCAAAGGAACGGTTTGAGTCTGTGACCGGCCTGATAGTCACGGATACACCGTTCATTGACCATCCGCGTATACCGTTTTGCGGTTGCTCACCGGATGGATTCGTGTCTGACGGGTCGCTCATAGAAGTCAAGTGTCCCAAGACCAAGACCCACATGAAGTACATCGCCAACCAAGAAGTCCCTGCGGAGTATAAGCCGCAGATGACCCTACAAGCTGCGGTCACCGGTAAGCCGGTCTGGTTTGTTTCCTACGATCCGCGCATGGGTGAGGGTAAGGACTTATTCATCAAGAAGTTCAAACCCACCCCGGAGGAAATCAAGGTGGTCGAGGACGCAGCCGAGCAGTTTTTGGCTGAGTGTGATGCCCTGTTTGATTTCTACAACAACAAAGCAGTTTATTTCGATAAGGATTAAAAATGTTACTAATTGGATTAGCTCGTATAGGTAAAGACCCAGCAATTCGCCATACCGCTGACGGTAAGCCCGTGATGGATCTGTCGCTGGCTATGGACTACGGCAAGAAAGGCGCGGACGGCAAACGGCCTACGCAATGGATCTCCGCGACCATGTGGGGTGACCGCGTGGAGAAGCTCCAATCTCACCTAATCAAGGGCCAGAGCCTCTTTGTGACCTTGTCTGAGCCTCACCTTGAGGAATACAAGCGCAAGGACGGAACCACGGGTACTTCGCTCAGAGCGCGGTTAAATGAGCTGGAGTTTGCTGGAGCCCCGCGAGATAAGGTGCGCGAGGAGCCAAAAGAAAACTTTGACTCCACCGGCCTAATTGATGACGTGCCTTTTTAGGGGGGTTTATGGAAGATATTTCGTCACTAATTATTAAGCTCGACCTAAACCTGTCAGAACTAAAGCGTCTGACCAGAACCCCGGCGTTTAGCGATAACGAAAAAATTACGCAGATCATTTTGGATATGCGCTGGCAGTTATCGCAAGCCCTGACATCAATCGGTAAATCAGATGCCAGACAGGATTAAGTGCTGGGCTCTTAAGGATTCAAGGGGGCGCTACGTTCAAATCGAACATGGTGCGATGCCGCAAGAAGCCTTTAAGAACTTGACATTTAGAACTCAGCGGGCGGCTAATGAATGGCTGGCTAGGAACTTGTACTGGTACTACAAGGCCAAACCAGTTCAGGTAATTGTCAATATCAAGGAGGTAGGTGAGCCATGACATTTATTTCTCATTTAGTCGCTGCCGACATTTGGTTTTTTATTCTGTGGATGATTGCGATGATCGCAATGGTCTGCTTTGTATGCTCACAAAAGGAAAAAAAAGATGAAAAGACTACTGATAGTTTTAGCCCTGACCGGGTGCGCCACCACAAGCCCCGGGGGTTATAGCGTTCCACCACCAGCTCAGAAGCTCATTGTGGATAAAGAGGTTCACGCCATGACCCGCTTAGAGACCGCCAACGCCATTCAGGACTGTCAGGCGGCTAGGACTAGGGCTGTGGTGATCTACGGACGCAGGGCCGTGGGAGGGGTGACTAGGGACGTTGTAATCGATGTAACGTGCGCCCCGCTGTACTAAAAAAGAACCCGGCCTAAACCGGGTCAAGCCCCAAAGGGCAAAGAGAAAGCGTCTTAACTGTAGCCCCGAGTTCCCTGCCGGTCAATGATTAACGCCTGACCGCGTGGGGACGTTTCCGGGGTGTTTGGAACGCTGATGTGCGTCCATGAGTCAAACTCTAGGATGATCTGATCAAAGGGCACAGAGGCCGCTATACAAGCCTCTACAACCTCTCTAGGCTTCATGCCGGGAACCCGTAGGTCAGCCGCACAACCTAGACGGTGCTGGGAGGTGTCCTTAGACCCCACCGCGTCATTGACCTGTTTCGACCGAAAGGCCGAGTTGATCATTACGGGCTTCCCACCAACCGCAGCCTTGACTTGCTCTAATAGCGCCGCCAGACGGATTAAGTTTTCTTTTTCCGCGTTAGACGGAATGTTAAGCCAACCGTTACGCTCGGCGGTCTCAGACCGGGTCAGCTCATCGTAAGTGAAATGTTCAGATAGGTTCATTTTTGTTGATTGCTTCCTATTTTGATTCCGGTAATTAGCCCAATAAACCCCCCAACAATGGTCTGAAAGGCTGGCATCAACATCTCAAAAATCTTGTTGTTGTCTACATGAGCGTCAAATAAGCCAATACAGACCGATACCGTCATACCCAAGAGGATCATAGACAGGGAAATGGTCGCAATAATCGTTATCCAAAAACCAAGTTTTTCAAGGTTGGAGTTCATTTCTTCTTGTCCATAATATCGTCAAGCTGCTGGGACTTCTCCTTAGATCCCTGACTTGACCCAAAGTAGTAGCCCAAGACCATCGTCATAGCAGAGGTCAGCGCCCCTAGAACGTATATCAAAATATCTTTAGATTGGGTATTGACCTCTACAAAAATAATCACTAGGAACAAAATAAAGGTCAGAGACACGGTTCCCAAGGCCAAGATGGGCGTGACAATCTTATTGATTACCGGCGCAAACTCGCTAGTCGCAATCTCAATCTCACGCTTTCGGGCAGAGTCCATCTCTTTTACATGAGCCTCCAGCTCCGCAAGTTGACCCTTCTGAGCCATTTCCATGAGCGTAGCCTGTGCCTTTGCTTTGGCCTCTGGGTCGGGCAGAACCTTATCTAAGACCTTCTCTCCGATGCTTAGTAGAGCTGCTATTGGAATCATAAGTGCCCCTTATAGATGTAATAAATACTGACCAGCAAGAACGCGCCCAATACCGCGTAAATTTGTGTCTGTCTCCAGAGCTTTAGATCCCGGCCCAGCTCGTCCTTATTGGCCCGAGACTCTGACTGCATCTTTTCCTTGATGTCCAAGACCTTGCCAAACTGGATACGGCCCTCGTCCTCGCCAAACTGCTGGCAGAGAACCTCCTTGACCTCATCTTCCATCTGCTTTAGCCGGTAGAGCCTACGCCACTCGGTCATGGCGGTCATGATCGTAATGTCACCAAACTCTGTCCTCTGGCGTACCTTGTAAGCCTTGCGAGCCTTTAGCTCCGCAACCCCAAAGTTCTGTATGGACTCAACGGCGGTGCTGATTTCCTTGCCAGACTGTATAGCCGATTTTATGCCCTTGGTTGCACTCTGGGCCGCCGCAATGATTGGATCTATGTCGCTCATAATTCATTTGTCTGCCTTGTCGTTGAGGCGATCATATAGCGATCCGATTAAGCTCTCTATCTTGTCGAACCTTGCAGCCATCTCAACTCGAACTTCTTTGAGGTCATCTCTGCGGACGTACAGCTCACGCAGTTCCTTTTCTATCTCGTGGGTGTCCTTACGCAGCTCTTTTAGTGAGTCCCATAGCTCTCGGGCAAACCAACCCATTGCAGCCACAATCGTACCCAACCCAAGATTGATAACGGTCTGCCAATCCATGTTAGGTTTTCATAATGTAGCAAAGCGCGTAGTACGGGGGCAGATTTGCGTTTGTACCTGAAGTTCCTGCCGATGCGTTTGTAACGGTAATTCCTGTTGTGTTAGATCCAGTTGTTGCAGCGCCGCCAGAAAATTGGTTTACACCTCCACCACTTTGACTATTAGTGCCAGTAAATGTTGGCTGGCTATAACTATGGGCGTGTCCGGGGTCTGTAACTGTTGTTGTGTGTGTGTGGCTTACAACTATTGCGTCCGCAGAGCCGCCGGTAGCGTCTACCGCGTAGGTAGAGCCAGCACCAACAATAAACCGGTTTCTTAAGTCAGGCGTTCCGTTAGACCCGTTACACAGGACGTAACCCGCAGGAATAGATCCAATCGACCCCGACCATAAGAAAATACCGCCAGCAGGGATTGGGGTTGCCGGGGGTGGGGTAGCCCCAATAATCCCGTAAAGGTTGTCGTAGGTCTGGATCGTTACGTCTGCCGAGTCCTTTAGGATGAACTTGTAGAAGAACCCTTCAG